TGTTCCGTCCAACAAGAAGAAAGCCGTTATTTATGTGGCAAACATTGGGACCGCTATTGCAGCTATTACTGGAGCTGATACCAAACTGAGCATGGGGGCTGTTGCCGTTAGTGGCCTTACAGCACCAACAGCTTCAACCGCAACAGCAAAATTGAGCTGGGCCTCTTCCGGTGATGGTGTGAAGTACAAATCCTCTACCGACAACGTGAACTGGGGTGCTGATATTAGTAATCTGTATCTTGAACTTACAGGGTTAAATGCCGAAACCACCTACACATATTACATCAAAGCCGTAAAAACCGGTATGGTGGATAGTGACAGCCAGGTAGTTTCATTTAAAACTCCGGCAGTAGCCTAATCAATTATGAAACTATGGCTAAAGGAAAATCTATAAGCAGCAAAAGGGAAGCACCGCCTTACGAAAACAAGGCGGTTGCCCCCTTTGTTCTAAACGGGAATATTCGTGGACATATCCGGATCGTGGTCATTAAAGCACATGACGGATTGAGGGAGGGAGAAAGCTACGTGAAGGATGTTAACACAGCGGCACAGATGGTAGAATTAGGATACTGGAGGTATGAGTAAGCTAAGATATACGGCAATAGGGACAAATGCGGCTATCACATTAGCTGATTTCAAGTCCTATATGCACATAACGGCAACCACCAATGATGGTGCGCTGTCCGATGTGCTTAAACAGGCAACCATTCGCATACAGGAGTATGCTGATGTAGCCTTGCTTCCGTGTACCATAGAGCTTGAGGGAGAGGGGGAGATTATCAAGTTGTACCAAGGCCCAGTAAATGAGATCGTGTCCGTCAAGGACTTGGTAGGTGGCTGGGATGTGGATTATGTGAGCGACTACCGAAAAACCCTTATCGAGCAGATTGATTCAGATGCTGTTGTAATAACCTATACTACCCTACCAACGAGTGCCGAAACAGAGAGGTTATTGAATTACGTACATGAGATGGGCTCGGCCATGTGGGATGGCAATACCGAAGAACAGAAAAAAGTGTACCATAGAATCCCGATCAACTTAAGATAAGATGCTGAATAAAACGGGTAACATACAGGCGCGCAAGTATAGCGAATCCATTGTTTTCTACACCATAACATCCACTGTTGATGCATACGGGATGGAAACGGTAAGTGAAGACAAGGGAGCATCTTACGATGCCCAGATTACCCAGATGTCGCAGTATAAAAAGCAGCTGTATTTCAAGGATGCCCGGGTTACTGGGGTGGAGATCCGTTTAAGGTATGTATCAACCATTCCGCACAAGGTTGTATGGAACAATCACAGTATCATAATCAACGGCGTGGAGAATGTGGACAACCGCAACCGTGAGCTGATCCTGATAGGCAGTTATATGGAGGATGGAGTATGAGCGATGGGATGTATATAGATTTTGACCAGGCAGCTTTCAGAAGGTTCAAGATGAACAAACGTAAGTTTGAGGAACGGGTACTTACCAAGGCCTCCGATGGGTTGAAGGATTCAGCGGCAAGGATTGTGGCGGGAGCGAAAATAAAGCTCAAGGACAACGGAAGTATTGCTACCGGGATGTTGAGGAACAGCGGGAGTGTTCGTCCCCAGGTGGATGGAACGGTGGATGCGGGATTCTATGCTGAATATGCTTACTGGGTAGAATACGGAAGAAAAGCAGGAGGGATGCCTCCGGTGAAACTTATAAAAGAATGGGTAAGGAAGAAACATATAACCAGCAATGAAAAAGAGATTGATTCAATGGCCTTTGCAATAGCGAGAAACATAGCAGCAAACGGAACGAAAGCAAAGCCTTTCCTTACCCCTTCGTATGAAGAAAACAAATCCAGGATCGATGAGATCATGCAGAAAGCAATCAACGAAGTAGTAAACAATTTCAATGGAAGGTAGCAATGGCAGGTAGTTACACAACGGCATTAGGAAAGGTGAGGTCAGCACTTGTAACAGCGGTGAACGCGGTTAAAAGTGGGTTGGTAACTTCCTCTGCGACCACTTTTCCCAGGGTGGAGATCGGAGAAGTGAATGAGATGAAGGTGCAGGACAAGGGATATGATGTCAGGATGCTTTATTGTAACATAGATGTTATATCACAATCCTATGGAACATCAATAAGTTACTCCGAACAGATCAACGCGGCAATTACAGGCATAGGGACATTGACTGTTAGCGGATTCAGTTCAATAGACGCGGTGGTGGATAACATTACAGAGATCATAGAACCTCAAGAAGGATCATTCACGATATACCGGATAATTACAAGACTGGAAATCACCGTGGAACCTCAATAATAATAACAATAAAAAAGGAGAACAAAAAATGGCAAAATCAGGAAGACAACGTAAAATTTACTTAACGACTATTGTCGAGGGTGTAGACGGAGATCCCGATGTAATCACAAATACATGGATTGCCGGAGAGACTTCGAATAGTCTGGATATTTCCCGTGAAACATTCGGTGGAGGCGACAAGAGCTCCACATGGGATGATTTCTTCGCAGGGAAAGGAAGTTGGAGCGGTAGTGCTTCATTCAACTTGGACAACACCGCGGATGAGGGGCAGATAACACTTCTCAACTCGCTTGTTGTGGGAACGAAGGTGTTGCTCTTTATCGGAGAGCTTGACGAAGATGACGCACAGAGTGACGGTATCGGTGGTACGGCAATAATTACCTCAATCAGCGAAACCAACGCTGACGGGAGTGTTTCTTCAAGGGACATATCATTCCAGGGTGACGGCACACCATCAGTTGTATAAAAAAAATAAAACAATTAAATAGCAAGACAATGGCAGTATCAGGAAGAGCAAGAAAAATCTACCTCTCCGTTGAGGGAAGAGCAACAAACACCTGGATAACGGGTGAAATTTCAAACAGTTTGGATATCAGCAGGGAAACTTTCGGGGGCGCGGACAAGTCAAGCCTCTGGGATGACTTTTTCGCTGGAAAAGGCTCATGGAGTGGATCAGCCTCATTCAATCTGGATAACACTGCGGGCGGTGGTCAGATCTCATTGCTGAACTCTATCATAGCCGGCACTTACGTTTATCTCTTTGTGGGTGAACTAAACAGTGGTGGAGCACAAAGTAACGGGATATTCGGGAAAGCTATCGTAACAAGCGTCAGCGAGAGTAACGCTGATGGAAGCGTATCCTCCCGTGATATTTCCTTCCAGGGATGTGGCGCACCCACAAAAGTACCGGCATAATGCACAGCCGGCTACAATGTATCAGGATCGGGGATGAGGTAGCCAGAATGTTGGTTACCCCTTCCCTGTTTTCTATTGCCCGTAGGAAGGGTATTAAAGCTAATATAGAAGCAGGGGCAACGGCTATTGAAATACACGATGCCTTTCTTCGGATTATGTATTGCGCTTATCTCAATTATGCCGAGGTGGAGAGAATGGATAACCCCGAATATCCGGAGCCAAATTTAAAGCTGATGGATTTTGTTGTTTGGGCAGCGGACAATCAGCAGGAGGCAAGCGAGATGGTGGAGGTGATATTTGAGTTGGTTACGGGAAAAAGCCTGAAGCAAAGTAATTCGGAGGAAGACGGCGAAAAAAAAAAGAAGAACCGCAGGACATAGACCTGATCGGGGACTGGGAGCCCATCAGGGACTTTTTGATCGGTTACTGCGGAAGAGATGATGTAAGTGCGTGCAGGACTTCGTTTGTGGAGTACAGGGCCCTAATCAAGGCGCACAACGACAGGGAGTATGCAGCATGGGATAGGGTAAGAACGTTGGCACACAACGCCTATATGCTGACAGCAACAAAGGGGACAAAGATCAAGGATAGAAAGAAATTCATGCCACTTGCGTGGGATGAGATGTACAAAAGGGAAATCAAGGCTATTCCGCAGCCTGCAAGTGAAGCGGAAATCAACGAGCTAAATCGGATTGCAAATCTGTTCATGAAGAAAAAGTTATAATGGGTGTCTTAGGAAATATCTGGGTAAAATTAGGGCTAAAATCTGATGACTTCCGTAAGGGAATGGATCAGAGCGAAAACCGGGTATCAAAATTCGGTCAGGCAACTCAAAAGATGTCAATGTTGGCAAAAGCCGCATGGGCAGCTGTTGGGGCTGCTGTGATTAAGTTCGGGAAAGAGGCTATAAAGGCGTACAACGATCAGATGGCGGCCAACGCCAAGCTGGAAAATGCGATAAAGAATACTAACGGGGCGTTGGGTCTGGAATTCCGGGAGCTTGAAAAATTCGCCAGCCAGATACAGAGTAGTTTTAATGTTGCAGATGATGCTGCAATGAATGCTATGTCAACCATGACAACATTC